GGGGCGTGGCCGAAGAACTCGACGCCCAGATCGTCAACGGTGACGGCACCCAGGACGCCACCCACGACAACATGACCGGCATCCTCAACACGCCCGGCATCGGGGCGGTGCCCTGGGATACCGACATCTTGCGCACCACCCGCCACGCGGTGACGGTGCTCACCAAGCTGGGCTACGCCCCCAACGCCTGGGCCATCTCCCCCGAGGACGACGAGGCGCTGGACCTGCTGGCCGACGCCAACGACCGGCCCTTCGGCAACGGCCCGTTCGCGGCCGGGCCCACCACGCTATGGTCCCTGCGTCGGGTGGTGTCGAACGCCGTGCCGGTCGGCAAGGCGATCCTGGGCCAGTGGAACCTGGCCATCGTGGCCGTGCGCGAGACGGCCCGGGTCGAGTGGCGCGACGCGGGCGACGCCTTTAAGCACAACGTCGTCGACTGGCGGGGCGAGGAACGCGCCGGGTTCGCCCTGACCCGCCCCGACGCCTTCGCCGAGGTCGCCACGGTGGCCCCCGGGCCGTGACGCACCCAAGAAACAGCGGTGGTGCGCTGGACCCCCGCGGGCGTCAGGGTGAGCAGGTCTCCGCCGCCCCGGCGCCCGCGGGGGATGGTGACCCGCCGCCGCGGCGGTCACGGGTCCCCATCGCGTTGGACCGCCTCGGCCGGCCCACTGAGTGGATCGAGGTCGTCCCCGGTGCCGCCGACCAGTGGGACGCCCGACTTTGGCGGCCCGTCTCTCGCCGGCCGTGACCGGCGGTCAGCCACGAACGTGAGGACCAGGACGAACAGTGATGCGGCCAACCCCGCCGTGGCGGCCGCCGCACCGAGGCCCAAGGCGAGGACGGGGGCTGGGACCGGCAGCAACGGGGTGCCGCCGGTCACATCGTCATGAGCAGCGGTCACAAACGTTGCCTGAGCGTCCTCGTACGCCGCCGTCTCCTTGGCCATGGCAGCGATCCACTCATCCTTCTTCTTCTCCTCCAAGTGGCCGGTTGCAATGGCCTTGCTGCCCAGCGCGTAGCTGGCCCCGACCACGTCACGATCGTCCGCGACGAGCGCCACGCGGGCTTCCGCAGCCTGCAGGCGCTTCGTGCAGGCGATCACGGCCTGCTGAGACGCCGTCAGGGGCGTCTCGAGGTCGGCGGTGACCTCCGGGGCCGATGGGACCTTGCCGGTCGCCGAGTCCTTGAAGAAGTCGCTCAGGATCTGGACCTGGCAGTCTGAAGCCGCGCCGACCAGGTCCACGTATGCCTCACGTCGGGCCGCTCGCTCCGCCTCTGCCCGGTCGGTGTTGGCCGACAGCCACCACCCCACGCCGACCGTCACGAGCGAGACCAACCCGGCCACGATCGTCGTCTGCCACCACCTCGCCCCAGCGCCTTCGCCTGCCACCAAACCAGTGTTGTCTGGCCGATGAGCGCAGCCGGGGACCCTCGCTGTCACACCCCGCCGGTACGACTGGACAAGTGAAGCTGACCTACACGGGCGACCCCGACGGCCTCGACACGCTGCTGAATGCCCTCCGCCGCCAGGGCCTGGACCCTCACGAGGTGCCGGCCGAGGACGAGGATGCCATCGACACGGTCCTTTGGCTGGCCGGCTCACCCACCGCCGACGACCCGGCCGAGCGGGCCGTGTGGGCGACCGCCCGCGAGGTTGCCGCCAAGGTGCGGGCCCGGGTGCCCAACATCCGGATCGACGTTGAGGAGACTGACGAGTAGGGGGCGCTAGTAGACCATGGGTGGTGGGTTCCCGATCGCAGCGTCCAACTGCCGGGCGACCAGCAGCGCATCGACGGCCCGGATGGGCTCGCCAGCACCGATCGTCTCCGGCGAGATGATGGCCGCCACCGCTTGCACGACCGGGTCGTCGGCCACGGCGCCCTTGATCTCCTCGATCGCCGCGTCGAGCACCGGCACCGCGATACCGGTCACTTCCTGCTCGGCGTCGGCCTTGACCATGTTCTCCAACGAGACGATCAGGGCTGTCACCCGCTGCTTGGCTTTGTAGGGGAACTCCTCAGCCACGGCCGGCGACGGTAGCTGCGTGACCGCCCTGGCTGGTGGATGGGGGTGAGGGGTGGATTAGCACCTGACCCCGGGGGGTTAGTATGCTAAACACCTATGAGAAACACCAGGTCAGCCCGGACGCAGGAGGCCAGTCCGCGACGGGCGGCCATCTACGCCCGCATCAGCAAGGACGAGGAACGCGATGAGTTGGGCGTCGCCCGTCAGGAGAAGCTCTGCCGCCAACTCGCGGCACGACTGGGCTGGGAGGTGGTCGGGGTCTATCGGGACGACAACCTGTCGGCGTACAAGCGCGGGCGACGACCCGAGTACGACCGCCTCGTGGCCGACATCGAGGTGGGCCACGTCGACGCCATCCTGGTCTACAACCCCGATCGGCTGTCACGTGATGACCTGCGGGGACTGGAGGACTTGATCGACCTACTCAACGGTTTCGGCGTGGACGTCGAGACCGTCCGAGCCGGCCACTTCGACCTGTCCACCGCACACGGCCGTGCGCAGGCCAGGATGGCGGGCGTGTGGGCACGACTGGAGTCCGAGAAGGCCAGCGAGCGCCTGCGGGACAAGCACGCCGAGCTGGTCGAAGCTGGCCTGCCCAACGGCGGCCCACCCCCCTACGGGTACAGGCGCGTCGGCGACAAGACGCGTGGCGAGGACACGCGGGCACTCGTACCCCACCCCGACGAGGCCCCCGTGGTGGTCGAGGTGATGGGACGACTGGCCGCCGGCGAGACGCTGACCGGGATCGCGGACGACCTCAACTCGCGCGGCATCACCACGACCGCAGGCCATCGGTGGACCCCGGGCAACATCCGACGCATGGGGTTGAACGGCGCCTATGCCGGAGTCCGCTTCCACCGAGGCGTCGAGGTCGGGAAGGCGTCGTGGCCCGCGCTCGTCGATGAGCAGACTTGGCGACGGGCACGGGCCCTGAGGACCGACCCGTCCCGGACGGGGCGCCGGTCAGCACGGCGGTGGCTGCTCGTTGGAGGACTCTCGGTCTGTGGTACTTGCGGGACCGCCCTTCGCTCCAAGCCGCATCGCGGCGGGCGTACCGCCACGGTTGGCACCTACAGCTGCCCGGTACGACGAGACGGCGGGTGTGGCGGCGTGACCGTGCTGGCGGAGCCCGTCGAGGACCTGGTGAAGCTCAAGGTCATCGAGACGGTCGAGTCGCCCGCGTTCGCCAAGCGGCTCCGGGCACGGGCCACCGGTGACCGCCAAGCCGCAGCTGCGGCGGAGCGACTCGTAGCGGAGAAGGCCGAGTTGCTGGCCGCCTACGAGGCCGGGTCAATCGACGTGGCCGAGTGGGTCAGGGCCAAGGCAGCCGTCGAGCGTCGCCTCGGGGAAGCGCACGCCCGGATGTCCGTTGACCAGGCCGACGCCGCCGTGGGCCGGTTCGCCGGCCGAACCGGCGCGTTGGCGACAGCGTGGCCGGACCTGAGCCTCGACCAGCGCCAGGCGATCGTTCGGGCGGCACTGGCGGAGCCGGTGAAGGTGATGTCTGTCGGCCGCGGGACGGGCAACCGATTCAACCGGGACCGGGTCAAGATCAGCGTGCGGTAGGCGGCGACCCAGGCTCCCGGCGGGCAGCGGCGTCAACCACTGCGTCCAAGAAGTCAGCGCCGGGGGTGCGCTGAGCCTCGGCGGCGAGCCGGAGGATGCCCCGGGGGTCACCACCCGACAGGCTCACACGGCCACCCCTGATCCCCAAGGTGTGCGGACCGATCGGGAACTCCTCCCGCCCGTTGGCAGCGGCACGCCGGTACTCAGCGCTGGTCCGGACCGCTCGGTGGCGCCGTCTCATGGACAAGGCAGGGTACTGCGTTTAGGCTGGCAAACGACAGTGCTGCAATTTGTTTGTCCCTGGTCAATCGGGCCAGAACCGGCTCTGTTCGCCCTGCCGCCACGAGCGAGGGGCACCGGCCGCCCGGCACGAGAACCCCCCGGAGGTTCTGATGCCGACGCGAGCCGTTGTTCGCCCGGACACCACCCTGGCCGGCCGGATCGCACGGGCGCGCCGTGCCGCCGGACTGAGCCGAGAGCAGCTGGCAGTTGCCATCGGCCGCACATGCGCGGCCGTCGCGGCGTACGAGCGCAGCCAGGCCTATCCCCGCATCGCCACCCTGCGAGCCATAGCCCGAGCGCTTGACACCACCGCCGCCGATCTCCTCACCGGCACCGACGACGAAGCCCGCTCCGACCGGGAGTCAGCGTGACGCCCCGCCGGCCCTACCTCAGCGACTACTTCACCGACGAGGAGCTGGACGACGACCTGCGGAAGATGCGGGCCGAGCGGGCTGCTGAGGGCAAGGGCCCCTACGTCGAGAGCGATGCAGTCCTCGACCGCATCGCCGGAATCGTGATCGCCGCCAAGCGGGCTGCGCGCCAGCGCCCCGCCCGACGCGACGACGGCCCCGGGTCCAACTTCCGGGGCCGTCAGCCCTGTACAGCCACCGCGCCCGGAGGCGAGCACGGTGGTCACCCCCGAGGCTAACCCTTCCGCCCCGGTCGCCGGCCGGCGGATGACGCTGGGGGCCTGGCGGCGCCAGGCCGGTGTTGACCCCGCCCGGTGTGCGCGGGTGGTTCGCTGGCGGCTGGCGTGCGAGATGGTGGCCGAACTGCGCCGGCAGCTGGCCCTGGAGGAGTGGTGGGCGATCGGCCGTGCGCTTGAACGAGGCTGGCCGCCCTGCCAGCTGGCGCGGCGCATGCGCTGCCTGGCTGACCGGCTCGACCCGCCCGGACCCCAGGACGTGACGTGATGGCGCAGCCCGACCAGGCGGCCGTCGACGCGCAGCTGCGACAAGCCGGCCGCGCTGACGTGGTCGCCTGGCGCCACGAGCAGGAGGCGCAGGCGGCCGCGGAAGCGGAGGGCCTGGTGCTCCACGACCTGCACGTGCAGGACGACGACTGTGTCCCCTGTGCGGAAATAGAGGATCAAGCGGATAAAGGCCGGACTTCTTCCGCTACTTCCGCTAGATCCGACAGAGGGAAGAGGCCGTGGCCGGTCCTCGACCCCGCTGCACTGCACGGCGTGGTGGGCGAGATCGTGCGGGCGATCGAGCCGCGCACAGAGGCCGACCCGGCCGCGCTGGCCGCCGAGTTGCTGTGTGCAGCGGGCAACGCCATCGGGTCCGGGCCGCACGCCCTGGCCGATGGCGCCCAACACCCGGCGCGGCTGTTCGTGGTCCTCGTGGGCAAGACCGCCCGCGCCCGCAAGGGCACAGCCCGCGGCCAACGGGCGCGGATCATGCAGGTCGCCAGTCCGGAGTGGGCGGACAACGCGCCGTGGAGCGGGTTCGGGTCGGGGGAGGCGGTCGTGGCCGAGTTGGCGATGGAGGGCCGCGACTGCCGCATGCTGGTCGAGGAGTCCGAGTTCGCCAAGGTGCTGGCGGTGTGCGAGCGGGACGGCTCCACGTTGTCGGGCATGATCCGTGACGCCTGGGACGGCGTGCCGCTGCGGCGCCGCACCGTCAAGGAGCGGGCGGTGGTCACCACGCACCACGTCTCCGTGGCGGCGCACATCACCCTCGATGAGGTGCGCCGCTCCCTGACCGACACCCAGGCCGCCAACGGGTTCGGCAACCGGTTCCTGTGGGTGTGCTGCCGCCGCACCAAGCTGCTGCCAGACGGGGCCAGCATCGACCAGGCCGCAACCAGCCGGCTGGGGGTCAAGCTGCGCGAGCGCATCGAGGGTGCCCGCCGCCGCGGCCTGGTGGGCCGCAACGCTGCCGCCGCAGCCCGCTGGGACGACCTGTACCGGCACATGGGCGCCAGCGAGCCGCCGGGCCTGTGGGGTGCGGTCACCGCCCGTGCCGAAGCGCAGCTGCTGCGGCTCTCGCTGCTCTACGCCCTGCTCGACGCCAGCCCCACCATCGACGCCGCCCACGTGGAAGCGGCCTGGGCGTTCTGGCGCTACTGCGACGCCAGCGCCGCCTACATCTTCGGTGACGCCACCGGGGACCCCGCCGTTGACCGGCTCATCACCGCGGTCAGGCGGGCGGGTGCACGCGGCCTCGACGGGGCCGCACTCGACGCCCTCCTAGGCGGCAAGAAGGTGCCGCTCCTGCGGCAGCGGGCCGAGAGCTACGGCCAGGTCGTCACCGTCGCCAAGGAGACCGGTGGCCGCCCGCGGCTCGTCACCTACCACATTGACCACGCGCCCCAACCCAACACCGAAGGAGAACGGCCATGACCCCACGTACGTTCATCGAAGCCTTGGCTGACCCCCTGGCGCCCTCAACCCTGACCGACGCCCTGTGGCCGGTCATCCATGACGCCTGCTACTACGCGGCCCTCAGCGTCACCGACGACAAGGACACGTCCACGCTCGTCGCCCGCGGCGCCATGGAGCAGCTGGCCCCGGGCATGAGGCCGGAGCGGTACCTGATGACGTGGACCATCAGCTCCGCCGGCCAGGAGGCCTAGCACGTGAACTACTCCACCCACCCCGACTCGACCGTGGTGGTACCGCCAGGATGGGTGCGCGAGCCCGCGACCCTCGCTGGTGTGGACCACGCCGTGCGCGAGCACCTGCCGCCCGAGGCCGCCGGGGACCTCGGCCCGGTGCGCAAGGCCTGGCACCACCGGCCCGGCGGTATCACCGCCATCTACGGCGCGGGGGCGATGGTCCACTGGCGGGGCGCCGCCGTGCAGGTCGAAGGCGAGGACGTGTGGTGGCATCGGGGCCGCCGCTTCACCGGCAGCGACACCGACCTGTTCCTGGGGCCGCCACGCGGGCCGCGGCCGCTGATGTGACGACGTGACCGCCGCACGCCTGCGGTGGGAGCCGGTCATCGACCGGGCGGCCGCCATCGTGCAGGGCTACGACACCCTCGTCACGCTGCGCCAGCTGTTCTACCGGCTCGTCTCGGAGGGGATGCTCCCCAACACCAAGCACGCCTACCAGCACCTGTCGCGGCTCACGGCCGAGGCCCGGCGGGAGGGCTGGTTCCCAGCGCTGTTCGACCGCACCCGGGTCATCCACCGCCCGCCGTCGTGGCCCAGCCTCAATGCCTGCCTTGCCGGCGCCCGCCGCGGGTTCCGCCTCGACCGCACGGAAGGCCAAGCGGCCAACGTGGTGTTGGCCGTCGAGAAGCACGGCCTGGTCGAGTTGCTACTGGCCTGGTTCGGCGGCCTGGGGCTGCCGGTGGTGGCGCTCGGCGGCTACCCGTCGCAGTCCTGCGTCGATCAGGTGGCCGGCCTGGTAGCCGACGACACCCGGCCTGCCGTGCTCCTGTACGGCGGCGACTTCGACCCCTCGGGTGAGGACATCGGCCGCGACTTCATCCGCCGCACCGGCTGCTGGGCCGAAGTGCGACGTGTCGCGCTCACCCCCGAACAGGTGGCCGAGCACGACCTACCCGTGATGATGGGCAAGGCCACCGACAGCCGGGCCAACGGCTTCACGGCTCGGCACGGCCAGCTGGTGCAGGTCGAACTGGACGCCCTGCCGCCCGACACGCTGCGCCGCGCCTACGAGGACGCCCTGGCCCAGTGGTGGGACGACGCCGCGTACGCCGGCGTGCTCGCTGCCGAAGAGCGGCAGCTGGACGGCCCGGCCAGCTGACACCGGGGCCGCCGCTGCCGGGTGGGGGGCCGACGATCGCCAGTGGAAATCCCTGGACGACACCGCACGGCGCCGTCGCTCGCACCCGCCACGGTTTCACCCAACTTCCCTGCTCATCGGCACCTTACGCCGTAAGGCATTTCGGCTTACGATGCGGGACGACGACACCGCAGCGGGTGCTGGGGCAGCTGCCGAACCGACCGCAGGAGACCCCCATGACCGTGACCGACGACGCTGACGCCAGGATCAAGGTGCTGCAGGAGGAGGCCGCTGGCCTGGTCGCCTTGGTGGACGACGAGGGCCGCGCCTTCAGCGAAGATGAGCGGGCCCGTGTGGACGCCATCTTCGATGAGGCCAAGGCGCTCCGGCAGGGCCGCCAGCCGCTCGACCCCGCGGACCTAGCCGGCCTGGCCGGGCCGTTGGGGCGCCCGCCGTACGCCCCGGCCGCCCCGCCCGCCGGCAAGGCCCGGGCTACCCGGGCCGCTACCCACCCGTGGACCAAGGCCGTGCTGGCCCACCAGGGCGGCGACCCCCACGCCTACAAGGCGCTCGACATCACCGGCAGCGTGAGCGTGCCCAGCGTCCTGGCGCCGGGCATCTTCCCCGAGGGCCGCCCCGGTACGCCGATCGCCAGCCTGTGCGCCCAGGCCGACCTGACCACCGGGGGCGAGTTCACCTACTTCCAGGCCGGGCCACGCGACTCCCAGGCCGCCACCGTGCCCCACGGCGCCCTCAAGCCCACCACCGACATCCCCCTGGTCCGCAAGACCGGCCACGCCTCGACCATCGCCCACCTGACCTCGGCCTACCGCCAGGACCTGGCCGACCTGCCCAGCCTCAACGCCTACATCACGGCCGAACTGCTGTGGGGCGTGGCCGAAGAACTCGACGCCCAGATCGTCAACGGTGACGGCACCCAGGACGCCACCCACGACAACATGACCGGCATCCTCAACACGCCCGGCATCGGGGCGGTGCCCTGGGATACC